AGCCCGTGCCGAGGTGACGTTGGACAGGATGCCCTTGGCGTACATGCTCGCGTTGCGGGCGTCGGTGGCGCCATGCACCCACCACTGCTCGACCTCGCCCTCGCGCAACATGCCGGCAGTCAGCGGGTGTGCCGCAATCACGTTTTTCGTGTCGCGGCTGGTCTTGTACGCGGTCGGGTCGCTCTCGGACTGGTGCAGGATGCGGAACGTGGGGTCGCTGTAGTACCTCCAGGCGTTGTAGACGGCCAGCAGCGTGGACTTGCCGAACCCTCGGAAGCACCGCAACACCGCCAGGTCGCCCCGCGTCTCAAGCCAGTAGCAGGCGCGGATGTGGATGGCCGGCACCACCCAGCGCTGGCGCTCCGCCCACATCAGGAAGAACGCCAGGAAGGTGATCTTAGGCTTTGCCGCCATGCGTGCGCCTGTCGAATGCCGCCTTGCCAGCGCCAGATTGGATGCGACTCAGCGCCTTTGCAGCCTCCTTTTCGGCGCTGGCAATGATCTTGTCAAGGTCTGCGCCGTCGCCGTCCGCGCCCCCGCTTGCGTGGTGCGCCACCAGATCGAGCGTGTACTTCAAGACGCCGCCCGTTGCCATCGCCATCTTGCGGCACCAGTAGGCGTCGCCGCGCTCCTGTTGCGTCAGGTCAGCGGGTGGCCTGCCGCCGCACGTCCACTGGCTCGGGTCGGCGTTGGCGATGAACGTGTCGGCCAGCGCCTCGGACAGCGCCTGAATGCGTGCGATCTGGTCGGGTCTCATCAGTTCGCTCCTGCCATGGCCTCAAAACTCGGGGCGCGCTCGGGCGCGAAGTCGCCGCCCGGCGACCACCAGTAGTCCTGGCCCCAATCCTTGCGCGCCTTGTTCTGGATGCGCGACAGGTAGCCAGGGCTCATGGCCTCCTGCGCAGCATGCAGCCCGGCCTGGTCGAGCGCTGTCTTCGCGTACCAGAGATTGACCAGCGGCAGATGGCTGCGAGCGAATCGCATAGCCTCGGCGCCTGCGTGCGTCTGCTTGCCGGCGCGCATCTCGTCGAAGTTGCCCTTGGTCAGTTCGTACAGGTCGGCAGCGCTGCCGAAGGACGGCCCCAGCAGCAGGCGCCCGAAGCTGTCCATCGGGCTGCGGTCGTCGGTCGTGTCGCTGAGCAGGATGTCACCCATGAAGCCCAGGCCACCGCCCTGCGCCACGGCGCGGGTCCAGAACTTTGGCGTGTCCATCGCCACCGGGTCTTTCCCGCTGACCATCTGCTTGATCTGGAAGGCGATGGCCCCCAGCGCGGTCAGGCTGACCATCATGGCGCCCGAGTAGGCCAGCCGGTTGGCCATCATCGGGGCGCCCTCCAGGCCCTGCGGCGTCTCCAGCATGCGCCGCCAGTGGCGCGAGATCATGGCAATGGGGAAGCTCTTGAACTGCGCCACGGCCCGCCACAGTTCGCCGTCGATGGTGCCCGCTCTGCTGCCGCCTGCGGTGGTGATCGCCCGGGTGGCCAAGTCAGGATTCAGCACCGCAATCTCGGACTCGTCGCTGATCGCGCCCAGGTACTTGGCGACCACCTCGCCGGCTCTCGGGTCGCCGGTTGCGTAGATCGCATCGGGCGTGATGAAGTCGTGGCCGTTGTGCACCACCGGCTGCGCGGCTTGGATGACGCTCCAGTCGTCTGCGGTCAGGCCCTGCCGCCCCAACCTCCAGCGGTCGTATTCGGTCAACTGGTCCCACGCCGTGGCGCGCATGCGACCCATGGCCTGCATGTGCGTGAGCTGGAAGCCGCGCCGCAGGGTGTCGGTCCAGAAGTTCATCAGCGACAGCCGCATGGTGGCCGACGCGATCCGGCCTGACCACGACTGCGCCACGTTCTCGCCGGCCCAACGGTTCAGGTCCGAGATCATCGACTCGGCAATCATGCCGTGCGAGTCCATGAAGGCCCGAGTCTCACCCGTGGCTGCGCGCCCGATGTTGGCCAGGGCGTCGAAGTAGGGCAACTTGTTAAAGCCTGCAGTCGTCATGTAGGTGCCCAGGTCGGTGATGGACGACAGCACCGCGCCCTGCAGCTTGCCAAACGTCTCCACGTTGCGGATGTGCTGGCCGACCATCGCCACCCGCGCCGACTCGGGCGTGCCGGCCGATCCGTTCAGCAGCCGCCAATAGGCGTCGGCCTTGTTGGCAAAGACGCGGGTGTTCGCCCCGTCTGCCCGCTCGGCCATGTCGAACTGCACCCGCATCTGCGCCTCGGGGTTGGGGCCGTAGCGCTCCACCAGGCCGATGTCCCGCGACAACCCGCCGATGTGGCCGATCATCGCGTCGTACATGCTGCCGGTGCCGAAGCGCCCCAGGTATTGCAGATACGCCTGGCCGTCCTTGAAGTGGATCTCGCGGGACTCGATGCCACGGTTCGCCCGGGCGCCGCTGCCTTTGAACGCACCGGGCGCGCTCTTGTTGGCGCCGTCGCTGCTGATCGTCTCCCACGCACCGCGCAGCACATCCAGCACCTCGGCGTCGTTCAGGCGCCGGCCATCCTCGGCCACGTAGCGGCTGCGGTCAAGGATCGGCAGCACCTCAGCGGCCCAGGCATCCCGGCCGGCAGCCAACACCCGCAGGTTGTCGTGCGCCTGGGGCAGATAGCCATAGTCGAGCCGGCCCACGTCACCGCCCGCTGCGTTGAAGCGCTGGCGCATGGCCTCGGTGACTTGCAGCCACGCCTCGGCGCCGGCCTTGGCCTCGGCGTTGCCGGTGCCCGCCTTGCCTTGGGCGAACACCTCCAGCGCCAGGTCTCTGGTCATCACCGGATTCTGCGCATCGAACAGCACCATCAGCGACTTGCGCCCAGCGCTGGCGCCTTGGCGGCTGTCGGCGGCTTCGATCAGGTCGGTCAGGTTGCGCACGTTGTCGCGCTTCACACCGTCGATGTAGGCGTTTGTCCGCTCGAAGTCGTGCACCAGTTGCGCCGTGCGGCCGGTCTGCCCTGAAGCCGGAAGCCGCGTCTCCAGTTCGGCTGTCTTCACCACCTGGCGCTGCGCGTTGGCCACCTTGCGCGCTGCCTCGGCTGCGATGTCGCCTGCAGCCTGCTGCGCGGCCATCAGCATGCGCTGGTCTGCCGGCGTGGCCATCCACTGCTGCGGGTCTTGGCGGGCCAGCCGGCGCATCGTGGCTGACAGCCTCCCTTCGATTGCTGACGCCTGCGAGTCTGTCAGGGCCTTGCCGCCAGCAGCGAGCCGGGCGGCGTTCAGTTGGAGGCGGCACTTTGGGTTCATACTCGCTCGATGGAATTGGCGTGGTGGCAGAAGTGGCTGGTCGGCATTGGCACCATTGGGGCCATGGTGGCGATCATCCCGCTCATGGTGTGGGGTGGCTCGGGCTCGCTGTCACGCGCCTGGCAGGCGCTGCGCCAGTACCTGACGGGCATGGCCATCCTCGTGGCCGTGGTGGGCGGCTTCGGCGTGGTCATGGCAATTGCTGAGCATGGCATCGGGCCACTCCTCGGGATGATCACGGGCCGTTGACCAGCGCGCACTGTGCGGCCAACTCGACCAGCGGCGCATCCGCCAGCATCTCGTCGGCCTCGGCCCGCACCGCAGCCATGAACTCCGACAGCGGCATCGGCTTGTCCATGCCGTCGAGCATCACCATCATGTCGGGGCGCGTGGCGGTCAGGGTGTCCACCATCTGCGCCTGCTGCTGCTCGGGCGTCATGCCCTCCTTGGACTGAGCCTCACCTGCCTTGGGCGCATCAGCCGCGCCGCCAGCGATCAGCCGGTCCACCTCGGCCATGCGCGCCTGGATGGCGCCCCGCGCCGCCTCTGCTGAACTGAGCCCGCTGGCCCGCAGTTCACCGGCCATGCGCAGGATCTCGGCGCGGTCCTCGGGGTCCAGCAGGTCGCCGGCTTTCTTCAAGCATGTGGTCAGGCTGGCCATCAGAAGATCCTCCCAAATACGAACAGCGCGGCCACGATGTCTTGGATGTCCTGCATGTCGCGTGCCGCTGCCTCCTGCATAGCCTGCTGCTCGATCTCGAGCATCGTCGGCATTGGGCCGCGCCGGCCACCGCCCACCGCATAGAACGGGTCGGGTTCGGGTGGCTCTGGCGGCTCAACAACCGCGCCGGCAAGCGCCAGCAGCAGGGACATTCAGATCACTCCCAGCCGTAAATCGGCGTGACGCGATGAACAACAGTGCCGCTTGTGCCAACCGTCCCAATGTGGCGCGTACACAGTTGCACGAACTCGCCCGGGTTCACGAAGACCGGCGCATCGCCGAAGTCCACAAAGTTCTCTTGCTGGGCGATCACGGTGCTGACCGCTTGCGCGGCTGTCACCACTTGGGTGAATGGCAGCGCAATGCGACGCGGGGCTTTGGTGGCCGCTGCTTCCGTCGTGGCGAGTGAAACCGCAGTGTGACCGAAGGCCAAGAACCATTCGGCAATGTACGGGCCACCGACGATGACGGTCTGCACGTAGCTGGTCAGGTACATGCCGCGAAGCACAAGCCTGCGCCCCTGCACGTTGACCGTACCCGCTGGCACCTGATACGACATGATGATGCCGTCGGTGTTCAGCGCCAGCGTGACGGTTTCCCAGAACGTGCCGCCAAGGCCAGAGCCAAGCGCTGCCGTTGTGGTGGTCGGAACCGCTGCGGTGACGTTCGCTTCGTTGCCGGTCGTGATCGTGCCGACCCTGGCCAGCGTGCCCAGCGTGCCGCCAGACAACCCCTGATAGCTGCCAAGCAAACGGTTTCCGTGCGTGCTTGCCGTGGTGCTGATGTTTGCGCCCAAAGTGCGAACGGTGTATGCCCCGAACGTCGCTTGAATCACGCCGCCCGCAGCGCCGCCCGTGATGCGGTGCTTGAAGGCAAAGGGGAGCGCCGCCGACATGGCGAGACGGCTCAATCCGGCCGGCAATGGGATGCTGCCCAGCTTCAGCGCGCCGCTGTCCGATCCGTCATCGACCCAGAAATCGGCGTGAGTGGCGAAGTAATCAACCGTGAAGTTGTACCGCTTGGAGTTGACGTACACCCAAGTCCCCGCGCCGGCAGCAAGCGGGAAAACGCCCGTCGAAGTCTCGGAGCCGTTGAACGACGCGATGCCCTGAAGCCCTGCGGCGCTGAGGCGAAGGAACACACCATCGGTCGGCGCCACGGTCTGCGCGCCGGGGATCATCGGGCCAAACTCGATGAACGTGTTGGCCTGCGGCTGCGCGCTGAAGCCAACCGGGACACTGATTGATAGGCCCTGACTGGCGGCAACCGGGAAAAAGGCGTAAGTCTGAAACACCGTGCCGGTGGTCGTGGTGGTGATCGACGTCGCATTGGTCGTCACCTGGCCCGCCGTCCACGTATTGGTCATCGTGGTGTTGAGGTAGCTGTGCTTGCCAGTGTTCTGCGCCGTGTACGCGAAGTCTTCTTCGTCGTAGACGAAATCCAACGCAACACGCCCCCGGTAGTCTTCGTCGATCTCTTGCGAACGCAGTTCGACGATGCCGGTGAGGTCGCCCGCGTCGTTCTCGCCGAAGACCCGCACGGCGCCCACGTTGCCGGGGTTTGCCGCCGCGTCCGTTTCGGGGACGATCTTCAGTTGCCGTGATGCGTTGACATCAGCGCCAGTGCCGCTGACTGCGCCGCGAAGTTCCATATCGATTGGCATGTTCGTGTTCCTTGGTGGTTAAGCGATTTCCGCCCAGACGTAGTGCGTAAGCCACTTGCCCTGCATCTTCTGGGTGCTGCGGGCGTGGATGGTGAAGGTGTCGGCGCCTGGCTCGGTCGTCAGCGCGGCGAACAGTGGGAGGTAGCGGTGATCGGCTGCGGTGTGGTCAGTGGTGGTGCTGTCGCCCATGACCCAGGCTTCGACGTGCGAGGCGGCAGTGACGCCCTCGGCCACCACGGACACGCTGGCCTCGTTGCTGCCGGGCCATGCTCCGAAGTCAATCTCGACGGTTCCGGTTCCGGTTGCCATGCGCGCCTCAGAGTCGGGTGACGGTCAGCCCCGAGATGGGCGCCATCGGGTTGTTACTGGCGCGCCGGATCTCGATGCTCCACGTCTGGCCAGACTTGTCGGCGGGCTCGGCCGGCTGCACGGTCACGACAGCAGGCGGTGCGGTCACGGTCACCTGTGGCGCGGCCACCGTGACGTTTGGCGCCTGCATGCCCTTGACGATGGCGTCGGCAGCCTTGGAGAACGCAGCCGACAGCGCCGCCACATCCAGCGGCTTGGGCTCGACTTGGGGCCGCTCCAGAAGCGCCACGATGTCGGCAAGGTTGGCGCTGACCTCGTTCCATGCCTTCGCGTTGGCGGTCGCCGCTGCGTTGGCCTTGGCCTTGTCTCCGTCGCGCATGCTCGACAGCGCCTGCACCAGTTGGTCCACAGAATCATCCATTGAGGCACTCCATTAGCTTGTTGAGCATCACCGACCGCTTGCGCAGCGCGACCTGCTCGCGGGTCACAGGGTCTGCACGCCCAGCGGCTTCCACACCGGCAGGTCGTCCGGCGTCGGCAGCACCGGCTGCGGTCGGCGCGTCTCCTGCGCCTCGCGCTGGCGCTGCTGCTTCAGGGTTCGCGGCTTGGGGGGTGGTGGGCGCATCTGCGCGGGTCTCCTGCAGCGCACGCATGCCTGCGGCGAAGTCGGTCAAGGGGTCCGTCAGGCTCGGGCTGTTGGGGTCGAATCGGCCACTGTTGCCGGTGGCGCTCTTGACTTGCTTTGGGTCAAAAGCGACGAACGTCGCGCCCTCATTGCCCAGCATGTCGGAGCGCGGAAAGATCACGCCGTCGTGCCCTGCGCGCTTGGCTTCTTCAATAATCTTGCCCGCCGCCGTGCCCGTTGAACCATTCAGGAAGTGGTCAGAAACAAGCGGGTTCAACATGCGGACATAGGCTGGCATGATGTGCCCGGACTTGTCGCCGTTCTCCCATGTGAACTGGTCCGCTGCGCCTGGGTTGTCGGACAGGAAATGCCCGGCTCTTGCATCTGCGCCGCCTGTCTTCTCCCCCAAGGTCAGATTGCTGAACGAGTCGAAGTCTCGCGTGGTGCCATGAAACGCATCCGCGACAATCGGCTGGCCCGTCTTGAATGTGTGCCCAGACATGGCAGGGATCAATGGCGCATCTTGTGACCACGCCCGGAAGTTGGCGTCGCGCTCGGCTGGCGTGATGTACGGTGCCGCCACATCCGACACCCGCACCGGCTCCCCCGCTGCAATCTGCTGCTCAGCCTTGGTCAGCGCCGCCTCGTGCGCCTCGGCTGATCGTGCGGCCATGGGCGCCGGGTTGGAAGCCTCCCGCGCCAGCCGCTGGTGCGCCACCATCGCAGCGTCCACCACCTCACGCGGCATGGCCTCCTGCACCGCACTGGCCACCGCCGTGGGCTCGCTCGGCACCGGCCCGTCCCTGAACGCTTCAGCCGCTGCCCGCCGGTTGGCACGCAGACCGTAGGCCGCGAACGGCGCCGGGATCAGCGCCGACACCGCCAGCCCCACCGGGTCGAATGGGTCGAACTGCTCGGCCTGCTTCTCAAACCCGCTGCGCTGCAGGATCTCGCGGGTCAGTGCCTGCTGCGCCACGTAGCCGCCAGGGCCACCGGCTGCGTACAGCGCCAGCGTGCCGCGCAGCGTCTGCCCGGCTGCCGGCAATGCAGCCAGCGCAAGACCAGCGCCCTGCACTGCACCGGCCATCGTGCGCGCACCAGGCCCCACACCTTCGCGCTTCAGGTCGTCGGCCGCGCTCATGCCCTCCTCGGCACCGGCCACCAGCACGCCCGGCACGCCGCCAGCCACAGCGCCGGCCACCACCTTGGACGCGCCCCGGGCGAACCCGTACAGCACCTGTTCGGCAGCGTGCGCCGTGGTCGGGTCAGGACGGTAGCCACGGCCAGCCTCGCGGAACAGGTCGCCCGCCTCGCTGCTCATGTCCACGCCATCGGTCAGCAGCCGCTGCCGCTGGGCTTCTGTCTGCTTGCGCTGCTCCTCGGTGGGGATGACGCCCATGGCCTCGGGGTACGCGCCCAGCACTTGGCCGAAGCCGCCCAGCACATCGGCGGTAGACGCGATGAACTGCGCGCCCAGACCCTCGGTGATGCCTCGCGGCACCGCCGTGATGGCCTTCCATGTGCTGAACTTCCGCTCGGGCGCCGGCTTGGGTGCGTCGATGCGCGGCGGCAGCGCCCTGATCGTCTCGTCGGTGCTGAGATCGAGCAGGCTCACGGCGCCACCTCGATGATGATGGGCTGGCGCTCGGCGTTCACCACCAGCCCGCTTT